GAGATAAAATTTATAAAGTGGGTGTTAATCCAGTGGTGGCAATGCCTGGCGCAGGAACGATTCTTTATGGTGACAAAACTAGTCTACAAAAACCTAGTGCATTCGATAGAATTAATGTTCGTAGATTGTTTATCGTGTTAGAAAAAGCAATTTCCAGAGCAGCCAAGTTTATGTTATTTGAATTCAATGATGAGTTCACCAGATCAACATTTAGAAATATGGTCGAACCTTTCTTGAGTGAAATCAAGACAAGACGGGGTATCTACGACTACAAAGTGGTTTGTGATACTAGTAATAATACTGGTGAAGTTGTTGATAGAAATGAGTTTATTGGTGACATTTATGTAAAACCAGCACGATCTATCAATTTCATTCAGTTAAACTTTGTTGCCGTTAGAACAGGTGTAGACTTCTCAGAAGTCGCAGGCTAATTAAAGGAGAAAATAAAAGATGGCATTTAATGTAAATCAATTTAGAAATGCACTTGCTGGTGGCGGAGCAAGACCTAATCTGTTTGCGGTTGATATCAAACCGCCAGCAGCGGTCAGTGATTCTAGTAACGGCGCAAATGTTATACCGTTTCTAGTTCAGACCAGTAGTTTGCCATCGTTGACTATAGGCCCAATTGAAGTTCCGTATTTCGGTAGGGTTTATAAGTTGGCAGGAAACCAAACTTTCGAGGATTGGACGACTACCATTATCAACGATGAAGATTTTGCCGTTAAGAAATACATTGAAGAATGGATGGAAGTAATAAATGGCAAAGCAACTAACTTATCAAGTTATGGAACCCCACAGGATTATCAAGCAAATGCTAGGGTTATCCAGTTTGGGAAAGATGGAACACCGATTCGGGAATATGCAATGATAGGTGCATGGCCTACTTCATTGGCAGCCGTTGAATTGGGTTGGGATACTAATGATGCACTTGAAACATTTGATGTTACATGGGCATTCTCATGGTGGGAAGATAAAGATCTCACTAATGATGGCACATTCACATTTAGTGGTGCTATTGAAGTACCTGGCCTTGGTGGTATCAACGTCCGTTTCGATTACTAAAACAAATACGAGTGGGGGAGAAATCCCCCACTCCTTTATACACAGGACGTATTAATGGCAAAATTTTTCGGTTTTGAGGTCACACGACCCAAAAAACAATTAAAAACATTTTCAGCAAAGGAAGATGACGATGGTGCTTTGACCGTTGCCGCTGGAGGTGCTTTTGGTCAATATATCGATATGGATGGGTCTATCAAAAATGAGATAGAGCTTATCAATAAATATCGAGAAATGGCAATACAGCCCGAATGTGATATGGCAATTGATGATATAGTAAATGAAGCAATAGTTGTTCCTGATGATGAGGAACAAGTTATCAAATTGGATTTAACAGAATTAGGCGCACCTGATAATGTCAAGAAAAAGATTCATGAATCATTTAAGCAAATAATCAATCATCTAGATTTTAATAAGAAAGCATATGAAATTTTTAAAAAATGGTACGTTGATGGAAGGTTGTATTATCATATTATAATTGATGATGCGAGCAAAAAGAAAGGTATTCAAGAGTTAAGGTATTTAGACCCAAGAAAAATAAGAAAAGTTAGGGAAAACCAAAAGGTTCGGGCAGACAATGGTGCTGATGTAATAAATAAAACTGTTGAATTTTTTGTATACAACGAAAAGGCAGCCAGACCAGATTCTACGGTACAAGAAGGGATTAAGGTTCTACCCGATGCAATTGCCTACATAAATTCTGGATTGTTTGACTACAAGAAAAATAATTCTTTGAGTTATTTACATAAGGCAATAAAACCACTGAATCAATTGAGGATGATGGAAGATGCTTTAGTAATATATCGAATTAGCCGAGCTCCAGAGCGTAGGTTGTTTTATATTGATGTCGGAAACTTACCCAAAGCAAAGGCAGAACAATATCTCAAAGATACTATGAACAGGTATCGCAATAAGTTGGTTTATGATGCCGAAACAGGTGAAATCAAAGATGAGCGTAAGCACATGAGTATGCTTGAGGATTTTTGGTTGCCACGAAGGGAAGGTGGCCGTGGAACAGAAATTTCTACATTGCCAGGCGGTATGAATCTTGGTGAGATGGAAGATGTTACATATTTCCTTATGAAGTTCTATAAGGCATTAAACGTCCCGTCATCACGAATAGACGATTCTGGATCGGGATTTTCACTTGGTCGTGAATCAGAGATTACTAGAGATGAGTTAAAGTTTTCCAAGTTTATACAGAGATTGAGAAATCAGTTTACCGCATTTTTCGATCAACTACTCAAGGCACAACTTATTCTACAAGGTGTTATCAGAGAAGGTGATTGGGAAAAAATACAGCATGAAATTTCTTATGAATTTGCAGAGGATAGTTTTTATCGTGAACAAAAGAATTCAGAAATTCTACAGATGCGTATGGAATTGCTTTCAACGGTTTCTGAGTATGCTGGTAGGTATTTCTCAATGGAATATATAAAGAAATCGATATTGCAAATGACCGATAAAGAAATTAGGGAAATGCAGAAACAGATAGATGCAGAAGTAAAAGACGAAAAGATTGTAAAAGATGCAACTATCGAGTGGGGTGCAATGGGGCCACAACCTCCAATTCCACCAGAGGAAGAAGTTCCACCAGAGGAACCTGTTCCAGCAGCTGCACCAGCAGTTCCGCCAGTGAATGGTCAGCCACAAGAGGAAGAACAGCTCAACGAAGCAATAAACCTAAATATAACAGAGATATTAAAGAGTGTGCATAAAGCATAAGGAGTTATAAATGAATATCAGAAATTTTGTAGATGCATTGGTTGACGATGACAATATGATTGCTAGTAAAATATTTGATACTGAGATTTCCGATAAGGTAGCAAATGCTCTTGACGTAAAGAAAAGAGGAATTGCACAACATTGGTTAAATTCTGTGAAATTTGATGGTATCAAGGAAGATGAGCCTGTTGTTGCCGATATTACCGAATCTATAGATGTTATCCAGAAAATATTAGATGAGGGTGAATCTAGCAATATACAATTTGAAGATGGTACATCACAGGAAGTTGATACGCAAACTGCCGCTGCAATAATGTTGGTATATGAAAGATTGAACGATAGCAACAAGAAAAAGATTAAGGCACTGTTAGGAAAGGATAAGAATGGTTTTTCTAAGGTGTTGGATGTAGTAACTAAGGCAGTGGGGTAAGACTAATGGCACAGAAAACATTATTCGATCAAACATATGCTAGAGGGAAGGCAAGTTTTCTTATAAATCTTGCTAGTTCTGGTTCTGAAACAATAGATGTCGGTATATTGGCTAATGCAACTAGTGGGACTGTTGCAAGAGTGAACATAATTGATGTTGAATGGTCATCCGCAGCTGGTGTTACTATTTCTTGGGAAACTGGTGGAACTGATGAAGTAGCATTACAGTTATCGGGAAATGGTGCGTGGAAAGAAATTGTAATTCCATATGGCACAACTGGTACTCCAACAGGAGATATTAATGTAACAGCCAATGCTGGTGTTGCAACAGTCATTCTCACAGTTCGTAAAGTTGCTGGTTTCGATGCAAGAACAGATTACACATCAGTTGGATCTGCCAACTATAGTTAGGGGATAAATAAATGAAATTAATCACAGAAATAAATGAAGATTTGGAAGTTTTTGAGATAGAGGAAGATTCTTCTGGAAAAAAATCACTTTTCCTAGAAGGTGTTTTTCTCCAATCAGAAACACTAAATCGAAACAAAAGATTGTATCCTAGACCAATCCTTGAACGTGAAGTAAAGCGTTATAAAAAGGACTACATCAAGGAAAATAGAGCATTTGGGGAATTAGGACATCCAGAAGGCCCAACCATAAATCTGGAACGTGTTTCTCATATGATTACAGATTTGCGTAGAAGTGGAAATGATTGGGTAGGTCGAGCAAAGGTTTTGCGTGAAACCCCATACGGAAAAATCGTTGAAGGTATCCTAAAGGAAGGTGCTAAATTAGGTGTGTCATCCAGAGGAATGGGATCATTAGACGAACAACCAAATGGTACAAAAATAGTAAAGGATGATTATTATCTAGCCACTGCGGCGGATATAGTTGCAGATCCATCTGCACCTAATGCCTTTGTTAATGGCATCATGGAAGGACGTGAATGGGTTTGGAACAATGGCAATATCCAAGAGAACGAAGTGGCCGCAATGAAACGCAATTTGGATGTTCCAAC